AGCCTGTGGGCATGATCTGGTTTGCAAAAGTCCGGTCCTGGACGTTCTGTAATACACCGGTAAACTCAAAATCAATGCGCTTCGGCAATCCCACGCCATTGGTCAAGAGCTTGGCATTACCCATGCACCCGCGGAACTTAATCGTGAGCTGTGCCGGGGACGCGCCCTCGTCCATTTCGACCACTTCCATTGTCATCGGCACGTTAAAATATCGTGCATCCGTGACAAGGCTAACTCCAACCGCACCGAAGGTCGTCTGTTTCAGTCCGCATGCCTGCAAGCATTTGAAATAGTTCGGAGCCGTTGCCGCCGCAGCGCCCACGGTCACATCAACGGAAAACGTGATCTTCCCGCTTCTCTTACCCATGATCGATGGATCTCGTGAAGCGTCACCACGAGCGAGCTTGCGGGCATATTCCGCAATCGTCGGATCGTAGTTGATGTTGTACGCCGATACATTGTAATCGGCTACCGCGAGTGTTTCCGCAGTATAAGGAGTGCTCTCGATCTTGCACCCCATGGTTCTTTTGATGACTAAGAATCCGCTCATAGAGCATCTCCTTTTATATTATTCTACCCTCGTAATTTCGGATCGGTAAGCTTCTGGTCATACCAAACTTTCAACCGTATTGTCATTCCTGTTTGCGGGGAATTGACCTGTTCCCCGAAAGGCGCACTGCTTAGATACATGCAATTGAATGCAGAAGGAACACCGTTTGAATCCGGCAAGTTCCAGTGGTTGCCGATATATTTTTCAACGTCGGCAAGCAAGCTATTTCTTGTTTTTCTTGCCGAACCGACAACATTGACATATCCATCAAGTTCGACAACAAATTCATTAAATAGTTTCGCCTGGTTTCCGCCTGTCTGTTGATGTGATCCAGGACTTGAAACATTCGTGCAATCATCCATTCCTTCGAAATAATTGAAGCATGGAAATTCCTGCATTGCTCCAATGTCCACCGGAGGATCATACACGCGGACAATGTCATTTGCATACCCGTTGGCTTTAGTTATTTGTAAAAGCCCGTACTGGATTGCATCGGCGATATTGTCTTTGACGGAAATCATAGTCATACCGTTTCTTGCAATTTGGTGATGATCTTTTTTCGCTGTTCAATCAAGTTCTTATCTTCGGGACAATGCTTCATTGCCACTTTGTTATACCATATCGCTTGCTCAAGTTCGTTCTCCCAGACAAACAATTTGGCAAGCCTTCGTGCTGGCATTTCCCCGTAGAACGAGCGGTCTTGCAGGCTCCCGGTCCCGAACTGCTTTGTCATTGCCTGCTTGAACATCCTGATTGCATCCCTATTTCGTCTCTGCGATATGTAAACATCGCCAAGGACGGTATAAGGCTCCGCATTCGATTCCGTTATTGATAGGCATATCCTCGCGTACTGTTCGGCAATCGGTGATGTGGTTTTGCAAAGTGACGTTTGCTTTTTATCCGGCAATTGTTTATACATGAAAAACTTTGCAATGAGCAAAGAAGCATCGTAAACACAGCTCAAATCTTCATTTGCCGTTTCAATGAAATCAACAAGGATTGAAATCGCATTTTCCCACCTATCCAATTGAATAAGGTCTCGGCCATAATAGAAAGAGTCGTGACGTTCTCGACTATTTTTAAAATATTCATGTTCAATTATTTCGACATTTCTTGCTGCACTTTGTTCACCGGTTTTAACCGGACAATGAATTATATCAAGACCGTCCAAATCGGCACGCTTATGGATTTCAGTATTGATTGTCAATTGCTCATGATATGGTTTTACCCATTTAATGGTTGATTCTCTCTTGAAAATACGCTCTCTTGCAAGAGCGTTTGTCGGCTCACCTTTATCGGATATTCTAAGGATATACGGACACACGAAATAATCCCGGTCGGAATGTGAAACAAGGATCGATTTAATACAAGAAAATGTTTTATCCATGTCCTCTTCGGAAGCCAACATATCATCGGAGTCAAGCCACATAATCCATTCTGAATTGGTCAGAAGCCTTGCAGAATCACGAGCGCCGCCGAAGTTACCTTTGGGGAAGTCTTCGGTATTCCATTCAAACTTGGTTGTCTTATCGGCGTACTGATTAATAACTGAAATGACCTCCTGATCATCCGTTGTCCTGACAATGACAATTTCGTCAAATAATTTCTTCATGTCGTATGAGGACATGAGGCGATTAAGAACAGGACCATCGCCGGCACCGACGATCATATTGAGAGCAAGTCTTTGTTTCATGAATTGCCCCCGTTAACATCCGCAATGCGCTGAAAAATGGCGGTACCCAATTCAATCTTAATAAGTTTCCAATCATGCTCATTCATGAGAATTGGTTTTATATAATCCGTTTTCCCGTTGTCCCAATCATGCATAATAAGCCACTTTCCTACAGGAATGAAAGGGCGGAACATTGCAAAGTCATAAACCATTTTTATTGAGTCCGCGCCGCCGTCGAGAAAAACGATGTCAATGCCACCATCAAAACCACCTTCAAATATTCGATGAAAGCAATATTCGCTATCTCCAAAATGAAAGCGTACATATTCCTCAAGCCCTGCAAAATCAGGATTACCGGCATAAAGAGCCCGAGCGTATTCATAGTATTCTTTGTTATTCTCACAAGTATAGAGCTTTCCTTTTCCATTGGCCTGCAATGCCTTTGCAATGAAGTATGTTGATCCACCTCCACGACACGTTCCAACCTCGCATACTACATCAGGCTTTTCCTGTAATACCAAATTGTAAAGTAACTCACGTTCCGAAGGATTCATTTGCCCCTCGAACCGATCACGGCCAAAATCAGGTTTGTTCATTTGCGCCCTCTTTCAAATAAATTTTATCTGATTTTATCCTATTAATCCAATAGGATAATGTTAATTTTTCATAGTTGAATTTCATTTCCTTGAACTCTTCCAAAATGATATTCAATATTTCTTCGGTGATTGTTGTCCAGTCCTCGACAATCAAAATAGGCAAGTCAACAAAAGCCTCAGTAACAAGGCTACGCTTTACTATGGGTATAGCACCCATGTATAAAGCTTCCCAAGTTCGATGACAATCAATGCCATTGCCAGGAGGAGAGATAACAAAGCTATGGTTGTGGCAATTCTCAATAAAATCCTTGAAAGAAGTTCCATGCTTCCTCACAGTTACCCAGGACTTGCCCTCAAAATGGCTGTCAACGACATCCCTTTCACCGTGATTATTATTAGAATTGTGATTCATGTATACAATATTTTTTATTATCCTCGGCTTCTGCATTTGCTCGAAAAGAACATTTGCGTCACTGGAATAACCGCACCCGAGTGGACGCTCCATCCCGCTGGGAATAGGCACAAGGTCGGGATGCTTATACGCGACATTGAGAGCGTACCATCTTATAATATTTGTCGGTTTGCTTTCCCAATACCGGAAATCAATGGCATAGTCTGAATTGTGAGTTATCAGGACATACCTTTTATTAGGACTTGTCAAAAGGATTTCGAACAGCATGAAAATGTAATCAGTCTTGCAAAAAATGATGCATGAATTATTACAGATATATTGCGCCTGGTCATATGTCGGCTCTCCATCGATAACGATGTCAGCGGCAGCGCGGTATTTGTCCCCGTGAATAACTTCCCTGAGAAAATCAAAGGTGTACATTATGATACTTTCTTTCTGAAAATCAATCCCGTTTTTCCATAGTGAGAAAGTGCCGGGACAAGCTCACGCGATATTTTTGTATCGGTTTCAAGAAATTGAAATCCATTGTCATTCATCTTTTCAATCCAATATTCTTTCGGTTGACAGTTCACATGATGCCAGCCCGCTTGCCCTGGCTGCCCGAATGTCATGACGACGATATTGGCATTTACATTATTAAATGTACCGAAAAGATTTCCTATGAAAATTTCTTCAATATGTTCCACAACTTCGCAGCACCAAATCATATCAATAGGGGAAATGAAATTAAATTTGTCTTTAGTTAAATCGCATATGAATAAATCTTTTACGCCCCTGGCAAGGCCATTGTCAATATTCTGTTCAAGACCGTCAATTCCTATTGCCTCAACGCCATGCGTTTGAAACCATTGCGTGGAATGGGCTTCAGCGCATCCGACATCAAGCAGCGTTTTTACCTTGTACGTGTCAACAAGCCAGTGCCACAGCGCCGGGTAGAACGTCCCAGGATCGCCGCCGCCGAGGTTGCCGCCAAGATGACGTTTGTTTTTATCGGTCACGTAGTTGAATTCGTGCTCGTATTTTTCATTGACTTTAGCTTCGAGACGCTGGAATTTGGATCCTTCTTCAATAGGGGCATCCCACTTATTATGCCAGTGCCAAGAAAAAGTGCCATCAAAATCAAGCTTACTATCACTACCGTTTCTAAACGGATGGGCAGATTCACCCATGTTAATAAACAACTGCCACTCAGGATTGAAAAAAGCACAAGGAAATACTGTCCAATTTTTATTCGTCTTTCTAACTTCTCCGTAAAGCGTTGCGCTCCAATCCGTGCTGTCAAAACCAGCAGGCATTTTTGGCAATGTGGTTATAAGGTCGGTTGCCAATTTACTCTGCTTGAACATCCGCATGACTGCACCGTTTATCTTTGCATTTTGTGGCGATGTCGGCGTTTCCGTCCCCCATTGATACATGAATTCCTGATCGAGCAACGGCGCAAAATCACGAATGAAAACAACGTCCTGATCGACATACACGCCGCCGTATTTGTAGAGAACAAGCAAGCGGAACAGATCGCCGCCAAGCCAGTGATGTTCGTCGTCCTTTGTTAGCAAGCGCAAGCCCTCAAGCGACGTTCCTTCGGCTTCCTTCACCGGGTCCCAGATACGAAGTTCAATGTGCCGCGCAATGGGTTGTATCCACTCATTGCGAGAAAGATCGACATTGCTCCACATGATGATATTAACATTTTCAAGGTTCTGCGTAGTGACGCATGATTTCAACGCGAGAACTTGCTTCCGTCCGAATTCAAGCGGCACGCGCCAGCAAAAATGAAAGTTGGTTTTCTCAGGATATACGGCTTCTGGAATGGCCTTTGCGAAAGCAAGAGCCTTATTACCGTTCGTGTATATTTCCGGGCAATCTTCCCAGTTACAGCCTGTGATCATTTTTCACCGTTTCAAGTAGGGTTTGCCATTTATCTATGGTTTCTTTTTGCCGTATGAAATTCGTCGATTTCATTTTCTCGCTTATCGCGTCAAGATCAAGATGCATGGCCTTATCATGTAAATCATCGAACGAATCGAAATGAACAATATGCGGCATTGCCGTTTCGTTGTAATAGTCTGCAAACTGCATCCAATACCGGACGGCTTCCATGTTCTTGAAATCATTCGGGTCCGGCATTCTTGGCTTCACTGGGATAACCGAACCGGATTCACGCCCGAATGTCCCGGCCCATGAAATTTGCTCAAGCATGCGATATGCAAGGCCCTTTGAATACAATTTCATCGTGAAGTCAAGGGACGGAACGAACAGCGGTATATTTGCCGAATACTCTTCGAATGTTGACATCGTTGAAACATTGTACGGGAAGTGAACAACACCGGAATATTCCGCAACGGCCTGCCAAGGATGACCGAATGCCAATACTTGATTTTTCAATTTAAAATTGGTATTATTCAGTTCAGAAAAAGACTTTGCGGCACGATAAATAAACTCATTCCTTTTCGGATCGTATTTCATCCCAGTATATAGGCAAAGGCTCGGAATGTATCTGACTTCACGATCAAGGAAAAGTTTTGTATATTCTTTTTCATAGATGGAATTGGCAACAAGGTAAATCCGTTTCGAGTCAACGCCTTCCTGTAAATATTGATTAAAATTATTCCAATCTTCGGCGCTCGACTGACAAGGATATTCA